AGACACTTTGATGGTGTCACACAGGTTTATCTGAAGTATCAGATTACACAGGATGATGTAGACAGGGGTAAGGCAAGACCACCCGGTGCACCATCTTCACAATATGGAAGTGTCGGTATCGCTACCACATCTGCAACGGCAAATATTGTAGGTACGGCAACGACATTTAACTACTATCAGAATAGTAACTATATTCAAGTCCCACCTTCTATTATTGGAGTGAATAAAGTCTTCCAGTTTGGTGGTGGAATGGGACAAGGAATGTTCAATGTCAAATATCAAATGATGTTGAATGATTTCATCGGTCTGTCTGGATGGGGTGCAGGTGGTTATGACTTGTTGTCATATTCGATGACAATGAGTTATCTCGAAACAGTTAACTTCATATTGAATACTCATAAACAAATTAGATTTAATCAGAGAACTGATAGGTTGTACTTGGATGTTGATTGGAGTGAACTCAGAGTAGGTGAATTTGTTGTGCTTGATTGTTGGGCTACCAATGATCCTAATGACTATCCTAGAGTATACAATGATTCATTCTTGAAACCTTACTTGACTGCTTTGATCAAGAGACAGTGGGGTCAAAATCTGATTAAGTTCACAGGAGTCAAACTACCTGGTGGTATTGAGTTCAATGGAAGACAAATTTTTGATGATGCACAGGCAGAACTTGATAAGATTCGTGAAAGAATGTCGAGCACATACGAACTTCCTCCTTTGGACCTTATCGGCTAACGTGTTATGCTTAATCCATACTTTTCTAATGGCACTAAGAGCGAACAAAGTCTAGTCCAAAGTCTTATCAACGAACAGTTGAAGATGTATGGGGTAGAGGTATATTACATGCCTAGAAAATACCTCACTACTAATACTGTTATTAAAGAAGTCATTCAGTCTGAGTTTGATAATGCCTATCCACTGGAAGCTTATGTGGATAACTATGATGGTTATGGTGGTCAAGGAACCATTCTGTCCAAATTCGGAATTGAAGATAAGGATGACCTTACACTGATCATCTCAAGAGAAAGATTTGAAACTTATATTACTCCTCTCATCAAGGATATGGCGAATGTTGAGTTATCAACTCGTCCGAAAGAAGGTGATCTAATCTACTTCCCACTGGGAGATAGAATATTCGAAGTTAAGTTTGTAGAACATGAACAACCTTTCTATCAACTCCAGAAAAACTATGTTTATCAACTGAGATGTGAACTCTTCCGTTATGAGGATGAAGTTCTTGACACCAATGTTGATGAGATTGATGAACTTATTGATCAGACAGGTTATATTCAAACACTTAGTCTGTTTGGTCCTGGTATCGGAAGTACTGCAACTGCAACAGCACATCTATGTGCAAGTGGTTCAGTACAAGAGGTATTCATTACCAACATGGGTAAGAATTATACCTCACCACCTCAGGTTGCATTCTCTTCAGCACCTTCTGGTGGTGTAACTGCTACAGGTATTGCATCTGTCAATTATAACTATCCTGGATGTTGGGGTAGGACGGGAAGAGTAGAAGCCGTACTAATCACCAATGCCGGTTGTGGTTATAGTCAAGCACCATGGGTATCCTTCTCTGGTGGAGGTGGTTCTGGTGCTGCTGCAACAACTGGTATTTGTACAACTGGTTCAGTTCAATATATCACCATCGATAGTGGTGGTAGTGGATATATTGAAGCACCTTCAGTTAATATTGGTGGTACTGGTGGAGACTATGAGACATTTAGTTCGGAAATCGAATTCTTCGATGATACTAGAGAGTTCTTTGATAATGACCAGACCTTGAATACAAATCACGATAAGGCAACTGGAGTTTCTACTATCAACTCCGCTGGTGTTGTTACAGCCATCTATCTTACAAATGCAGGTTGTGGTTATACCTCAGTTCCAGAAATTGTCATTGGTGCACCACCAATTACAGGAACTGGTCAGACAGATGTTGGTGTTGGCAATTTCTGTTTCAATGAAGTCATCACTGGTCAGACATCAGGAACCACGGCTAGAGTGAAGGAATGGACAGCATCTGGTCCTACACTTGAGATTTCAATTGTTGATGGTTCATTCTCACATGGTGAGATTATTGTTGGTGAAGAATCTGGTGCAAGATACATGGTAAGTGGTCTTGACGAGTATGACAGAGTTGATGGATTTGCTGACAATGACAATATTGAGTATGAGGCAGATCAAGTCATAGACTTCTCTGTTACCAACCCATTTGGGATGCCATAAATTTTTATTGTTAAATAGTAGTATAATTTAAGATAATATTATGTTTGAGTATTTTTATAACGAGATTTTCAGATCTGTCATTATTGGATTTGGTTCTCTTTTTAATGATATAGAAGTTCGTCATAAAGATTCATCCGATGATACTTTCAGTATTATCAAAGTTCCTCTTGCCTACGGACCTACACAGAAATTTCTGGCAAGATTAGAACAGGAACCAAATCTCAATAGACCTACTCAAATGACATTACCTAGAATGTCTTTTGAATTCAATGGTCTTGAGTATGATCCTACAAGAAAATCTACAAAAACTCAGAAGTTTTTGGTTGAAGGACCAGACGGAACATCGGTAGCGAGAGGTTATTTACCTGTTCCTTATAATATGAATATTGAACTTTCGATTATGTCGAAGTTGAATGAAGATGCTTTACAGATCGTTGAACAGATTCTTCCATATTTCCAACCATCATATTCTCTTCCTATCAAGATTGGTGGTAAAGTAGATACCACAATCAATGTTCCTATCGTAATTAACAACATTGAAATGTTGGATGACTATGAAGGAAACTTTGATACAAGGAGAACTCTCGTATACACACTCAAGTTCGTAGCTAAGACTTATATCTACGGACCAGTCACGGATGTTACAGAAAGTATTGTCAAGAAAGCAAATGTTGGACTTGTTGCAGCAGCAACTGGTTCTATCTCGAATGGCAGACTTACTTCATCTTCTACATACTCCAGAGATGTCACATATTCTGTTACCCCAAGAGCAGTCAAGGATTATGATGGTGTAGTAGCCACAAACTTGGCTGAGAACGTTGACAACGAACAGACTGTATTCACTCTGGCAGATGCAACCAAAGTTGATAAAGGTTGTTACATCTACATCGGTAAAGAGAGTATGTACGTTGAGAAGATTTCAGATAACAAGATCGTGGTGAAGAGGGCACAAGACAATACCCTTCCACAAGAACATGTTCTTGGATCTGAAGTATTCAACTTGAACGCTAAGGATGACGCTAAGATTGAATATGGTGATGACTTTGGATTTAGTGGATCGTATCTTTGAGGTAAATCATGGCTAACTTTGATAATTTAAATGAAGAGTTTGACATCGAACCTTCAGATGTTGAAGTGATTAAAGATATCGATGCACAAATTGAAGAAAAGGCTGAAATCTTAAAGGTAAAATCGAGTGATGATATTACCAAAGACTATGAATACACTCGTGGTAACCTATATTCCATCATTGAAAAGGGTCAAGAGGCACTGAATGGTGTTTTAGAACTGGCACAAGAGAGTGAAATGCCTAGAGCATATGAAGTTGCTGGTCAGTTGATTAAAAACGTGGCTGATGCGACCGATAAGTTGTTGGATCTTCAGAAAAAACTGAAAGATGTCAACGAAGAGAAGGAATCGAAGGGTCCACAGAACGTCACAAATGCACTTTTTGTTGGTTCTACAGCGGATTTACAAAAAATGTTGAAGGATATGGACAACAAGAATAAATAAGGGAGGAGGATTTTTTCTAAAATGAGCGAGTTAGGAGATTTCTTCAGTCTTATTGGTGAAGGCAAGAAGAAAGAGGAAGAAAAAAAGAAAGAAATCCTCGGAGATGTCTCTCTAGATAGTCTCTTTTCTTCTCTTGCCGAAGAAAGAAAGAAAATTAAGAATTTAGAAGAAGAAAAAGATAAAGAAAGAGAAAAATTGCTCAAAGATGCCAAGATTTTTGAGTCATTTCTGTTCTCAGAGACCAAAAAACCAGTTGGTGACCCTGTTTTGAAGCTTGAAAAGGGTCTTCAATCACTGGAAGACACCTCATATGACTCTATTGATACCTTGATGAAGGATATTTGTAGAGAATTTGACATTACACCTAAGAAATTACACAACGATTTCAAGAAAAAACATGGAATGATCCCCGATAAGTGGATCAAACAAGAGGAAGAGGTTGTTGAAGAGGTAGTTGACCAAGTAGAAGAGGTAGAATCTAAAGAATCTGTGGTTGATGAGGCACTTGATGCACTCAAAGACCTCATTCCCGAGGAAGAGAATGTCCCAGAAGATTCTTCTGAAGAGGAAATCAGAAGACTCAAGAGAGAAATGGACCAACTCCGTAAGATGGTCTATGAATCTGTCAGAACTGCTACTGCACAAGGAGGCGGTGGTGAAGTTCGTCTTGAGTTCTTGGACGATGTTGATAGAGATTCAGCAAAAGTCAATGGAAAAGTTCTTCAATACGATGCAGTATCTGGTCTTTGGACTGGTGGTGTTGGTGGCGGAGGAGGTGTTACAGACCTTGGACCTCTCACTAATGTTGCTGGTATGGCATCATCAGAGATTCCTCAAGGTGCTCACCTAGAATTCAATTCTACTTCTGGTCAGTTTATCGTAACCACAACAGCTGGTGCAGCTACCACAAACATTGCAGGTTATCCTGTTACCACTGGAGATCCAACAGAACATTCCATTCTCATGTTTGACGCAACGGATGAAGTCTGGGCATTCGATACTCCATTCAATGTTGTCGATCTTTCAGATGGTGTCGAAGATGGTGAGATTGATTATGGAAGCTTTACATAGATAAATAAAAACATACAAAGTTTGAGTAGAGATGGCAGCACCAGTATTAAAGTTTAAGAGGGGAGCGTTTGCTGATC